TGGTTTTCTTTGAACACCTTTATTTATTTCGCTTAGAATTCCCATCTACAATCCTTCCTACGTGTTTAGTCATGTGAGCAGGAATCCTGCCACGATTGAGCCAGTGCCGAATTGCACTGCCGCTACTGTACCCAAGCTTTTTGGCTAGTTTCTCGGTACTATTTTGAGGCTTTTTGAGCCATCTTTTAATTTTGTTCAGCATTTGAACTCCTTTTTTTGAAGTCATATTTATGGATCGCCCAATGAGCTAAGTCAACACAATGTGCTGCGGCACAATGGATCTTTTTATGGTTGACTGGCTTTGGTTCCGTGTTAGTTTTTTGGTTCCCGATAGTCGGCTAAGGGTCCATCGACTCCCAAAGGTAAGCCACTGCGAGCGCAGGGTATGCTGGTTCGATTCCAGTGTGTCGGGAACTTAACAAGGAGAAGAAATGTCAGAAGAAAATCCACATTTTGCATCGTTACACGATATAGACGCAGTTTTGGCCGCAGGATTTAAAATCCAGTTAGCCCAGTTCAAGCAAAACATGTTCAAATTAGAATTTAATGATGGAACTATAGTTGAATACGGTATTTTCACTGAATTTCTAATGGGAAAATGCCTGGTGACCTCTGAAGTAATGGTCAACAATATACATATAGGATCAAGACCAGTCGGTGCAAATACTTCTAAATTTTATTTATTTCTCCATGACTTTGCACAGGGACAAAAAGAAAGTTCAGAAAAGGACAAACAAGATTTGACATTCACCTGGATCGAAGATCTCATTGCCACCGAAGAAGATACTCCGATAGGAGATCCGAATGGACCAAAAAGCTTGCCAAAAAGCTTGGGTACAGTAGCGGCAGTGCAATTCGGCACTGGCTCAATCGTGGCAGGATTCCTGCTCACATGACTAAACACGTAGGAAGGATTGTAGATGGGAATTCTAAGCGAAATAAATAAAGGTGTTCAAAGAAAACCACATATGGTTTTGCTGCATGCCACCGATGGAGTAGGCAAAACAACATTTGGAGCCGCAGCCCCTGGAGCTATATTGTTAGAGGCGGAAGAAGGTTCAAACAATTTAGATGTTGCCAGGTTTCCATTGGCCAAAAGTTGGGATTCGGTTTTAAAAAATCTCGATGGTTTAATTAAAGAAGAGCACAATTATAAATCATTGGTTGTGGATACTCTTGATTGGATTGAGCATTTACTAATAAATCATGTAATTGCAACGTGTCCAAAGAAAATGAAAACCATGGAATCAGCCCACGGTGGTTATCAGGCCGCCTATTCTGTAATGGGTAATCTGTGGAAAAATGAATTCACTCCAAGGATACAGCAATTACGAGAAAACGGGATGAATATAATTTTGTTGTGTCATTCTCAGGTCACAGCCTGTAATGATCCTACAACAGATGCTCCCTATGATCGCTTTGAGTTGAAACTATCAGAATCAAATAAGTTTTCCACTAGGGCTTATTTTAGAGAGTTGGTTGATTCTGTTTTATTTGCCAAGTCTGAAACTTTTACCAAGGGTGAAGGTAAAAAGGCTAGGGGATATTCCACTGGGGAGAGGAAGCTTTATACTCAGTGGAACGCGGCTTTTGATGCTAAAACTAGGGCGGTAATACCTTTTGAAATGGAATTCTCTTGGGATGCCTATGCGAATGCTGTTGAAAACGCTGGAGCACCAACGGCGGAAGATCTAGCCAATGAAATGATTGCCCTGGCGGAAGCAAAAGCACCGGCAGATATTAGAGATAAAGTCATTTCTTTCTTGAGTGGCACTCCCACAATGGACGAAATGCAGGTATGGTACACCCGATTAAAAACAGTTTGTGAAGAAGTTTAACGAAAGGAATATATAATGATAGAACCAGGAATTTACGAAGCAACAGTAAAAGATTATGCGATTCAGGCCACCAAAGCTGGTGACCCAAAAATTGCGATTTTATTTGAAACAGTGGAAAAACAGGAGACTGTTTTTTGGAATGGTTATGTTCACACTGAGAAATCAAAAGCTATGACCATTAAGTCCCTTGTGATTTTAGGATTCAAAGGCCATGATATTTCAGTACTAACTGAGGGTGCCGGTAATGGTGCTTTAGACACGAGTGAAGTCCACTCGATCACCGTGATCCATGATCCAGATCAAAATGATCCTAATAAAATGTGGCCGAAGGTCAGTTTTATTAATGACCCTAATTATCAGAGCTTTCAAAATGTTATGGAAAAGAAAGAAGTGGTAATGAAATGTCAGGGGCTTAACTTGGCTGGGGAATTTGCTTCACTTAGGGCAGAGCAAAATAAAAATGTTCCAACTAATAATTTAAAAAATGAAGCCCCCCAAACTACTAAAAGTGGTGCCGGTGGTGGTCCTCCAGAATTTGATAAAAACGAAAGCATGCCAAATTTTTAACAACTTTTCCCAGCCCCGAAGCAAGGAGTTTCCCTCACCATGGGGATAGGGGCTGGGGATTTAACAAGGAGAAAATAATGAAAGCAAAAGAGATGCATTTATTACAAAAGAAAGTGGCGGATCTCAAAGAGACAATGAAAAATTCGGCTGCTCATTCCAGAGAGAAAACGGCAAAAATTACCGAATTAAACAAAGCCCTGATGGGCAGAGAAGAGACCGTAAGAAACCAAGCTATAGCTATCAAAAGTTATCGAGCAGAGGTCACAAGCATGAATAATCAGATTAGGTCATTAGAGAAAGCAATATGTGATCGTGCGTTGAGATTGAAATCTAGAGATCAATTAATTTTAAATATGACCGAAAAACTTCATGGAGGACCAGGGCCATGTCAGATGCAGAACTAGAAGAACACCGTCAACGAATTGCTGATCAACAGACTGTAATAGATAACCTGCACAGAGAATTAGCAGGCCTAGATGCAGACAACAAATTACTCGGCGAAGAATGCGCCAAGCTTTCCGAGGCAAAACTTGATCGGGATGAGTTGGTTATTGTTAGTACGATTATTAGGAATGGATTTGGTGAAATACCGGGCGATAGTAGCCATAATGCAACATTAAATGCTGTTACCGTAGCTAAGGATTTAATTCAACAATGCAACTTAGAGAGTACCAAACAACAGGAATCGAGTTAATTCGAGCAGCTTTTCGACGTGGGACAAAAAAGGTTTTGCTTTGGCTCGCTACTGGCGGGGGGAAGACTGTTGTTTTTTGTTTTATATTAAAAGGTGTTTCGGATTCAGGGGGCAACGCTATCATGATTGTGCGTGGTCGTAAATTGGTGGACCAAGCCTCTGTGCGATTAACCCGCGAAGGTGTCCATCATGGTGTTTTAATGGCTAATCATTGGAACTATAGGCCCAACGCTAGGATTCAAGTTTGCTCAATTGATACCCTTAAAAGGAGAGGTCTTTTCCCAAAGGCTAGCCTTGTGGTTATCGATGAGGGCCATTTATTTACATCAACTAGTGATAAAGAATATTTTGCAGAATACGAAAGACGTGGAGCTTTCTTTTTGCCAGTGACGGCCACTCCCTTCACTGAGAAAAGTATGGAGCATATCGCCCAGGAGATTGTTAATCCAATTTCAATCAAAGAATTAATTGCCCAGGGCCACTTGGTTCCGGCCAGAACTTACGCGCCACATATTCCAGATTTATCTCATGTAACAATAAAAAAGGGTGACTACGACAAAGTAAAACTTCAAGAGGTAATGCAGGAAAGCGAATTGGTTGCCGATATTATTAATACTTACAGAACCATTGGGGAAAATAGATCGGCGATTTTATTTGCCGTTTCAATTGCTCACTCTGAATTTTTAACCGATAAATTTAATCAAGCAGGGATTCCGGCGTTACATTGTGATGCGAATTCTAGCGACAAGGAAAGAAACGATGCTGTTAATAAATTGGAAACGGGTGAAATCAAAATTATATGCAATGTGGGGATTTTTGGTATTGGCGTTGATATACCTTTTCTGGGTGCCGTCATTCTTGCGAGACCCACAAAGTCGCTCAATTTGTACATTCAGCAAGCGGGGCGTGGTACCCGCCCTTTTGCTGGAAAGACGGATTTTCTCCTTCTGGATCACGCTGGAAACTGTATTCGTCATGGTCTTATTGATCAAGATCGCGTTGCTAACCTCAAAGGGAAATTAAAAGCCAAAAAGAAACTCGACGAGGCTCCCAAGATCTGTAAAGTTTGTTTTATGGCTTTCATGGGCACAGATTGCCCAATGTGTGGTCCAGCCCAATGTGCTGATAAGTGTCACCGGGAATTCGCGGAGCTAGACGGAGAACTCAAAGAAATCACGGACTTAGATCCTGTTAAATTATTTATTGGTAAAACTGAACTAACAGCCAAACAAAAAGGGTACAAAAAAGGCTGGGTTGTGCATAAAGTAGCGGAAAGGTTTGGTTGGGATGTCGCGGAAATTCATTTTCCAAAATCCCGCGCAGTTAAATGGAAACAATGGACTAACAGCGGAGTATTAAAGATATGAAAACTGTAAACGAAGCAATGCAAATAATTTGGACTAAGTATTTGGACAAGCATGGTCTTGTAACTCAGCTCGATCGAAATGGCGGAGATACTTGTCAAAAAACCTTTTCCCTAACTTGGATTTATAGTTTTTCGAATATTAAATTTTGGCATAGAGACATAAGATTGCTTTTTATTCGGGCGGTTCAATTAGAAAAAACACATGGTATGTGGACAAGGGCAGTCGATTTTCCTGATAATGATATTTGGAATTTTACCAGGGATCAGGCCACTCCATTGGTTATGGAGCTTGGTAGAAATAAAGAATGGCGCGGCTTGTGGTCATGGACTTGGCGGCATATTTGTCGTCTTGGGTTCTTTCCCAACTTTCACAAAAATAGTTATGATAGGGGGAGACCAAGTTTCCCAGACATGACAGGATTCGGATTCTTAAATGTTCTTATTCGAGCCTGGCTGCCCTACACTTTTTGGCTTTATCCGATTTTATTTATTGGAGATTTCTTTTTAATAATTCAGTCATTGATTGAGATTTATAAGAGGAGGCAGCAGCCACTCACTGGCCCCCTCGTGGTCAAAGATCCTAACCGCAACACAAACACCATGCCCAACCATTTGAATCTCCTGGGGCACGCTAAGAGGTATTTACCTACCCCTTTTAGTTGGATAGCTGGTAAAATTACAAAAAAATGGGCATCTCCAAAAGAAGTGATGCTTTATTATTATAGAGAAGAAAACAATGGCCCGCCAATGGGCGAAATTTACGCAGCTTATTGCGACGAGGTATTATAATGATCAAAAATATAACTGAACTAGCCATGGAAGTCGCAAGAAGAGAGCGCGGCAAAAAACAAGTTAATATTGCCCAAATTAAAGAAATTCTGGCAATTATTTCGGATCTAACCTATGAACATAAAACATGGTTTAGCTGGAGCAATCCGTTGATTATGATTTTTCAAAAAAATGGCCAGCGGAGAAAAAAGTTAAACCGGAACAGACATTTAAGGAGTACAAATTGAGACCACATATTTTAAAAAGAAGGTGCCCACATTGCGGATCGGACAAAATAGACACAGAGAGAAGGCCGAATGGGGATTCTTATTGCAGAGAATGTGACCATAAAGCCTTAACTTATTTTTTTGATTCACATGAAACTGTAAAGGAAGAACCCAGGAAGGAGGCTTGGTTTTTGGACGATAAATTTGTCAGTGAAAAACCCGAAAACGGAGATCCGATAAGGTTTGTTGAATTAAAAGAAGATGAATTTGTTACTAACAAAAAAGAATATGCAATTTTATTAGAAACACAACCACCACTAGAGCCAGGCTGGTTTTTAGTTTCGACTCAGATGATCCGACAAACCTATAAGGGCAATTATGTTAATGAAGTTTTGGACTTCTTTACAGTGAGACAAAAAGGATGAGTCATTACGAGACAAAAACAAGGGTTTATATCACTGGAATGGATCGGTCTGGAAATGGCGCCAACAAAAGAACCCATCTTTACGATGGAGATTATGGAGAACCTGGGCTGCCTATGTGCAAATATGGTTATAACAAATGGGGTGGATATTCTATTTGGAGAGGCAACATTTCTCCAAGGGGCCTTTGTAAAATTTGTACAAAGCGTGCAGATTTGAATTTGAATGGCGTTACGGTTAGGCAAATAAATGGCCCTAGTTGACAACGCGGTTAGAGAAAAAGATTACCAAATGGTTATTGATGCAATAAAAGATGCCAAAGAAGATGGGTATACTCAGGTTTTTGTTGTCATTATGGATGACAGAAATCAAGCTGATTTTTTCTTTTCCGGCAACTGGATGAATCTTGGAATCGCTTCGGCAGTGATGCAGAATGAGTTTGGAAAGTACGAGGCTACAAGATGAAAATTGAATTTGATACAGAGGAGACCTGGAGTTTCGCAGCTATTGGTATTATTTTATTAGTATGTTTAACAGTGGTCGCTACGAGGCTTTCCGCTCATCATCACGATTTACAGGTAGAAATAACTAAAACTATAGGGTTAAAACACCAGGGGTCGCTCAATGAGTCAAAAAGGATCAAGCGAAGAGCACACAAATCTCGTAAATAAAACGGTTTTCACCGTGGGGAGTAGTAAATATGCGAGGGTCTGGAAAAATGCGACAGGTGTTGCCAGGGCTATGGATAACGATAATCGAATTATTCGGTTTGGCTTGCCTGGTAGTTCTGATATTCTTGGGGTTGTCAATAGCGGTCATATTCTTTGCTTAGAATGTAAAACTGGCGATGCGAAGCAAAATAAACAACAAAGAAATTTCCAAAAGATGATTGACTCAATGGGCGGCATTTATATACTGGTCCGACCCGAAACAAATGTTTTACTGGAGGTGAAACGTGCCATTATTCAAAAAGAAACCCTTAATAGTTAAAGCGACCCAATGGTTTCCAGGAATGGATTTACCACACGTAAAAGAGTGTGGAATACTCTTACCCAAAGAGCATAGGGTAGGTAAATTTTGGAATCATCTACATGAATTGGAATTAGAAGTTAAGCCTGGCGGTTGGATCGTTGATGCTGGTGATGGCGATTTATATCCATGTGATGAATCTGTCTTTAAAAAAACTTTTGATCCTGTAGAGTCAAGCAACTATCCAATGGATCGCTTTGGCGACGATGAGCGTCCAGAATGGGATCATCAGCCATGAAAAAATGTTCCAATTGTTTTGAGTTTAAACCTTTAACTAATTTTTATCGTAAGCTAAAAAACTATCAATCAAGATGTAAGGCTTGTAACGCTGAAGTTTGTAGAGGTTGGCGGGAAAGAAAGAGGTATGAGCTCTTATGTTCACTATCAAACTAACCCAGGGGATGGAGGCCATTGTTGACGAAGAGGATTTTAAAAAATTCAATAAATTCAAATGGCAAGCAAGCAAACAAGGACGTAGAGGGTGTGAAAAATATTATGCGATTAGATTTGTGCAAAAAAATAAAGTTAGGAAAAAATTATGGTTGCACCGAGAAATTACAAATTGTCCGGATCATTTAGTTGTAGACCATGCCGACAACGACGGACTTAATTGTCAAAAAGATAATCTTAGTAATATGACTCAAGAGGAAAATATGAAAAAGTGTTATCACTGGAAAAATAAAGAAAGCTCATGGGGAGGACCACCTTGTGATTAAATGGATTAAAAAGACTTGGGATAATTTTTGTTGGCATAAATGGTTGATTATTTATTATAGCCCTAGCGGTTTATTTGTTGAAATTGAATGCGCAAAATGTGGAATCAGGGATCATCGTGGTTTTTAATCATGACTGAAAACTTAATCACAGGATTTTTTATGTTGGCAATTTTGGGCGGCGCGGTTTATATTTCTACTTTCATTCCACTAGGGGGTTAAAATGGATCTTGAAAGAATATCTGGACACCAAATTAAAAATACACCTAGGACTTGGGCGACATTGTATACGCCTTATAGCCCGATTAAGAAGATGCTGAGTGAGGGAGTTGAGGTCGTAGATTGTTGGGATATAAGAGGTTGGTTTGAAGGGTTTGCCCCGGAAGAGGCAGAGGTTAGAAAGTTAAGAAATACAGCTTTACTGATAAATGTTCAGCCAATAGAAAAAGAAACTGCCGAAGATGTGTTACGGGATTTAATTCAACGCCTACGGCCTGGTGACCCAGGGTCTAGTTGGCGGATTTTAGTAGATAGAGCTAAAAAGGTATTAGAAAAATGATCTATGAAATCGCACCAGAAGAGATTCCATTATTTGGGGAGTTTGATCATAATCAATTGGTTTTATTCGTCCTTGAAAAAAAGGGAGCTCCCATAATTGGGAACGCCGAAAAGCGAGCTTTGAGCCCCGATTATGATTGGCGAATGAGACATTCGGCCATACCATTTGATCGCACAATAATTTACGAGGTTAATTTAAAACAATAACAAGGAAACAATAATGGTTAAAATATCTCCTGATTTTACAATAACTAGTATAGGAAACGGCTTTATTTTAGAGGACAAAAGGACACTTCCTAGTGACAAACCTTTCGATAGAAAAGCTCAAATTAAAAGTTACAGTACATTGCAGGAAGTTATGGACGTGTTGAAAATAGCTTATGTAAGGCCACTGCCGAGAGGAGCAGGTCCGGGATGAGTGATATTATTGAGATAAGAGTTATTGGGCCAAAAGATATGTTGAAGTCAGAAGAGGCATTTGGATCTGGTGACTTTGCAAAAGTTCAAACCTGTATGATTCATAGGCTTTTGTTTATTTTAAATTTACCAACCCCGGCTCCCGGGGATCCGGGATGAGCTATAGGCCAATAAAGGTTTCTAGGAGAGAAAAACTTCACTGGCTGTCGACGAGAAAAGTTGATGGTCCATACTCTCTTGCGAGAGCAACTAACAGGGAGAAAATGATGGTTGATATTGATGAAAAAGAAAAGGGAAGATGTTCCAAGTGTTTTAGATGTACATGGGAAAAGGAAGACTTAAATAAAAACTGCGGTATGATTCAGCCGAGCGGATATAGATGCGAGGGAGTCTTTTTAGAACCCCTTGGAATAATTAATGATTAAAACTGCATTCTGTTCAGACTTTAGCCTTAGTAAAAAAATCATCGTTGGTGATATTGAAATTTCTTTTTACAGGAAGGGCAGAAAAAGAAGAGTAAAAATACAGGCTCCCCCGACAACTAAAATCAGCGTAGAGGATAACAGAGATGCAAAAGTTAATTGAATTCCTAGACCATAATCATTTTTCTGTTCCTGCCCTAGCTTTAGATGGTAAAATTATCAGGTTTGATCGGAATGGAAAGAAAAATGCCTGGTTCATCGGATTCAAGAACTTTACCAAAAAAGGTGATGAATATATTATCGCAACTATTGGCGACTGGAAAACCAACGAAGAGTTTAAGTTTCAGTCGGACATCAAGTACACCAGAAACGACAAAAAACAAATCGACAAAGATCTCAAAAAAGCAATCAAGCAACGTAAAGAAGAAAAAGAAAAAAATCAAAAAGCCGCACAAAATGAAGGTAAAAAGTTATGGGAAGAGGCGGTTTTAAATTCTCGTTGTGATTATTTTGCACGAAAGAAAATTCCGGAATTGTACGGTACAAAAACTAGGTTAACTCACCAGGGGAGAGCGATTTTAGTTCCCATGCGTGATGTAGAGGGAGAGCTCCATGGAGTCCAAACAATTTACTCAGACGGATCAAAATACTTCCAGTCTGGCCAACGTATTATGGGCTGTTTCCATGTTGTTGGTGATGATCTACTTGATGGTAACAATGTTTATATCTGTGAAGGGTATTCCACCGCTACCTCTATTCATCAAGCTATTGGTAGGCCTGTGGTGGTGGCTTTCAATTCTGGCAATTTGGCAAGCGTGGCAAAAGAAATTAAAGCAAAATATACAAAATCGCCAATAATTATCTGTGGAGATGATGACCAATTTAATAAACGTCCCGATGGTGAACCTTACAATGCAGGTCGCGAAGAGGCTGAAAAAGCTTGTAGCGCCGTCCTTGGCGCGGTCGTCTTCCCTGACTTCACAAGTTTAGACTCCAAACCTACAGACTTCAACGATATGCACCTACAAGAAGGCTTAGAGAAGGTAAAAGAAAAAATTATAGGAGTAAAAAGTGCTAGACATTATATTTTACATCTTGGTTTTGCTGGTGATACATATTATTATTCGTCTTCAGCGAACAAACACATTATTTCTCGAACAGCTGCGAATCATTCCAAGCCTGGACTTCTTTCACTCATGCCTTTGGCTTATTGGGCCAGCTGTTTTCCTGCTAATACTGATTTTGACCTCACTTTAGCAACTGACACCATGATGAGAGAGTGTCGCAAGCGGGGAGTGTTCTCCACTGATAAAATTCGCGGTACTGGTGGCTGGAAAGATGGCGGGCGGTTAGTTTACAATTTAGGTAATGCCCTTTGGTATGATGACGAACACCACGACATCCATGAACTCACCGACGAATATTTTTACGAGCTGGGTGTCAAAATTCCTGCACCGACTAAAGATCCACTAGCCGTTGAAGAGTGTGGAGTTTTAAACGAGTGCCTTGGTTTATTAAACTGGACCAAACCCGAGTCGGCTGCACTTTTGGCTGGTTGGCTTACTATAGCGCCGGTCTGTGGGGCTTTACAGTGGCGTCCACATATTTGGTTAACTGGACCCTCAGGCTCTGGAAAGTCATATATAATGGAAAACATTATTGAGCGACTGGTAGGTGATTTTGGAATATATCCTCGTGGACAAACAACGGAAGCCGGACTTCGACAGAGTGCTGGGTGTGATGCGCGTCCTGTTATCTTCGATGAGTTCGAGACTAACGACAAAAAGTCGGGCAATCGTATCGCGGGAGTCGTTGAACTTTTTCGTCAAGCTTCGTCGGAAACAAAAGGCTTCGTTCTTAAAGGTTCTGCAAGTGGTGGCGCTATCAGGTACAACCCCCAATTCTGTGCGCTTGTTTCCAGTGTCCGGGTCAACCTCAGTTTTGAAGCTGATGAGAACAGGTTCACAATTATGGACATTAAGCGTAATAGTGACACGGAGAAATTCAAAAAAATCAAAGAACTCGCTCAACAATTACGTGGAGACTTTGCCTTACGGCTCTTTGCAAGAACTGTTCGGCTTTTCGGAGTCCTAGAACAAAATATAGATCTAATCCGTGAAGTTTTATCAGAACAACACAACCCCCGATTTGGTCAACAGTATGGAGCCTTGCTTGGCGGCTATTCGATCCTTTGCCAAGATGAACCTATTAATCGGTCCGAAGCTGAAATGCTTGCCGCGATGCTTCCAGATGACACCATAGATGCTGTGGAGAGCGATGAGGCCAATTGTTTGTCATATTTACTGGAAAGGGTCCTCACGGTCGAGACAGCTTCGTCACGCTACGAGAAATCAATTGTTGATATCGTGGAGGGGGCTATGACTTCGATGGATCTGATGGCCAAGGGGGCCGAATTCCGGGAAACTCTGATGCTTAATGGCATGAAGGTCCAGAATCAGATGTTATTTGTGGCTAACAGGCATCCAGGGCTTTCTAAGGTGTTCAAAGAATCTCAGTGGGAATCTGGCTGGGCTAAGTCATTGGCCAGGATTAAAGACGCGGAGCGGTCCAAACTAATCAAATTTAGAGATGTTCACAAAAAGGTTTCCCGCTGTGTTGGAATCCCCTTGGCAAATATATTCGGGGTCTAGTACCCTAGAATTACTACATACGGTTAACTTCTGAACTAAATTTTTCATATTACCTCTCCGATGACTATGATGGCCCCTGATAACTCGGGGGCCTAAAGAAGGTGACTAGGCCCCGCGCTACTGGGGCACGCTGTCTTCGCACGCTTTTAAGCAATGCACTTGCCAGTGTGGATCGATTCCCACATCGTGGATCTAGGATACTTTATTGCCAGATACGTTATCCGGTCGCCATCTCCCACGCCGCTAGTCATGACGGTGATAACATGGGCAGCATAAAAAGATATGGGCAGTTTTGCCTATAGTTCGAGTAGTTCTATCTACACAAATCGGTAGTTACAACTACACTGCTATGCGTCTGGGCATTTTTGCCTAGCGGTAACACCGGTAACATAGACGGTAACAGTTTAGTCGGCGATTTCCTCAATGATTCCGCATAGGTAACAGTGGTAACAGTGGTAACACTTTTTTATAGATATATACATATATACAATAATAGTAAAATATATACTAACACATAGCATTATATAGAAATAGCCTCATACGTATCTATATAAAAGCCTTTATACTGTTACTACTGTTACCAGATATATATATATATAATATAACTAAGGAATTTCGGTAACACTTTTGGTAACAAACGGTAACGTTTTTGGGGCAAGTGTTACCAGATTCATAGCGGTTGCGTTAAATGTCTTGGGCATCGTGTCGTAGTAGTGAAAACTAAATGATAATCTGTCCGGCGAATTCTGGACTGGCGCGTTAGGGATGGCTCGGGTTAAAATGGGCCGAGACGTGGATTCCCCTCCATAAAAAAAGTCCTCCATGATTTTTCCCTGGTTCTCCTTTACCTCTGTGGTTGACCAGGGTTTTTTTATTTCGTGTTATTATGAGCCTATGGCCAAAAAGAAACCCTTAAATTTTAGGCAGAGAAAATTCTGCAAGCTCTATGTTGCCAATGGTCGGAACGGTGCTAAGGCAGCCAGAGAAGCCGGTTACTCCGAAAGAACGGCCAATAAAATCGCCTACATCATGTTGGACAAAGTTAGACTTCGTGATGAGATCGAAAGATTATCTCGTGGTGGTTTAACTCACCTTGATATTACCATTGAAAAGGTAATGGGACATTTTGCTCAAATTGCTTTTGATAAAGAGAATACTAAAAAGGATCAAATGAAAGCGCTCACTGAGTTAAAGAGTTATTTAGAAACTGCTGGCGTAACTGAAAACGATAATAATAAAAAACCGTCATTGGCTTACCGGATTGAAGAATTAGATCCGGAAGGTGATGGTTCCGATGATACTGAACGAGGAGAAGAGGATGAAAATTGAACCTGTAGATTTTATTGCACAAAATATAGTTGGGAGAATTCTGCTTGATTTTGAATATGGCTGCGCCGAAGAAGAAGGCATATGTCCACTGAGGCCATTGTCCATAGGAAAAAGAATTACAGATGTTAGAATTGGCATAGACATTGAGGGTGAAGACGCTGGGCTTCTGTTGACTGTTGAAAATGTTCCAGAAGAAGTATTTGTTTACGATGATGAGAAGATTCATCTTAGCGAAGACCAAAACGACAAACCTTAATGTTCGTATCTGATTCAGATGTTCCATTAATAAACGAATTCGATCCCCGGGCAATTCCAATGCAAGCCCGGGTTATCAGGGATATTAGAGAGCGCTACGATTACGAGGAAGGGGTCCACCAGCTTCTTTTATCTGGGGCTGTAGGCTCGGCGAAGTCGCTGCTCGGCGCTCACCTGGCGGTCACTCACTGCGATCAGAACGTCAAAGCCCACTGCGGAATTGGCCGATTAACAATGCCCGATTTAAAAGAAACAATGGTTGATATGGTTCTGGATCACATTGGAGAGTCTGGCGACATAATGAACTACTCTTATAACAAAACCACATCGGAGTTTAAGTTTAACAATGGCTCCAAGATCTCTTCTCATTCATGGCACGACCAGAAATATAAAAAGTTTAGATCTAAAAAGTTCTCAGCATTTATCATTGAAGAGTTAACAGAAAATGAAACCTCTGAGCCTTACGACGCAATACTTATGAGAATGGGTCGATTATCACACGTAAAAGAAAAATTCTTAGCCTCCCTCACTAACCCAGACTCACCAGAGCACTGGGCATATAAAAAACTAATCATAGGGGCCAGAACAGATCCAAATATTCATATTTACTATTCACTAACAGAAGAAAATCCATTTCTAGATCCAGCCTACATTGAAATGTTGAAAAGAAATCTCGATCCACAAATGGCTAAGCGAATGCTCTATGGTCAGTGGGTAACAGTCGGTGAAGAGGTAGTTTATTATTCTTATGGCCCGGGAAACTATCGGCAGAATGAAAGCTACGTAGTTGATTTGGATTATCCAATTAGGATTTGCTTTGATTTTAACATTGGGCATGGAAAACCAATGTCGTGTGCTCTGATGCAGAAAAAGAGCTCGATCTATCACGTTTTCGATGAGGTAATTATAGAAGGAGCCAGGACCGGCGATATCATGGACGAATTGGCTTCCCGGGGATTGCTCGACTATAATACAAAATATATTATACATGGTGATCAAACCGGCAAACGTCGGGATACCCGCCAACATTTATCAGATTATGATATTATCGAAGAGTTCCTGGAATCGCATCGGGTAGGCGATGGTTACATTAATTTTGAGCTAGACATACCGACAAAAAATCCGCCAGTGCGGACTAGGCACAACTTACTAAATGCTCAAATGAACAATCTTTTCGGGCAGATACGCTTTTTTGTGTACCAAGACGCGCCGGTTACTCATGAAGGCTTTACGTTGACTAAATTAAAAAAGGGCGGGCAGTATATTGAAGATGATTCCAAGTCTTATCAACACGTTACGACTGCCATCGGTTACGGTGTTTGCAGTTCACTAGATGAGGCCAGTTATAAACCCCAAGGAACGGTGCACTTATGAGTTTATTCGATGAAAAACCATTAATAAAAAGACACATCGACAATAATAGAAAAATTTTAAAACATAACACCAACCTATTCGATATTTACGAAGGTGAATTGCTTCCACAGCTTGAGAAGGAATTAAAAACTCAATTAAGCCTTAAAAGTTATCGAACTGCTATGGGTAGGATTGCACCGATCAATTTGATGAAAAGAATCGTCGATAAGCTATCGAAAATTTACAGTAAAGATCCCACCAGAGTTATTACTGGATCTGCAAATGATACCAAGCTTTTCGAAGGTTACTTTCGTTCGATGAGAATCAACAAACAAATGAATTTCTCTAACGAATTCTTTAACACGTTTAAAAATAATCTGATCATGCCATTTGCTAACCAAGGAACTGTTAAACTTAGGGTTGTGCCCTCTGAAAGGTTCTTGCCGATGTCCACTGACCCAGTGGAGCCCACTAGAATGACTCACTTGATCCTATTCATGGGCGTTAGGCTTAGCGACAAAGGCTCTCTTGACGAGATCATTCACGTCTATACAGACGAAGAGTTTATGATTGTGAATCAGGAGATGGAAACTCAGTTTGACCTTATGAATGATCGATGGATTTAATTTCTTCTTAAAAATCCCCGGGATCTATACTAATAGATCACTGAGCAATATTGTTCCACCTATCGATACCGATATGTTGAAAATGACTTTGCTAATTCCTATTTTACTATCTGATTTAAACTTTGCAGTTATGTTCCAGGCCTTTTCGATTATCTGGGGAATTGATTTAGATGATGAAAATCTAGAGATGAGTCCGAATGCCTTTTGGCGATTTAAATCCTCTAAGGGTCGCAATGGAGTCGACAGTAAGCCACAAATCGGATCGATCAAGCCACAGGTGGACATCAATGAAGTTATGGAATTTATCCTTGCTCAATTATCCTTATGGTTAGAGTCAAAAAACATTAAGCCGGGGTCCATAGGTAAAATGGACGGTAGAAACTTCGCCAATGCCTCAGCAAAAATAATTGATGAAATGGATACTAGTGAAGATCGACAAAAGCAGGTTGATTTCTATGAAGATACTGAGCACGAACTTTGGAATTTGGTTGCCCATCACATGCACCCCCATTGGAGAGAGACCGGCGAGATTGACGATAAAAGAGTATTCACTGATGAGGCATCCGTAGAAACTGTCTTTAATGAGCAGCGCCCTTTTATAAAAAGAATTGATGTCGTTAATGAAGTGAAGGCAGAGATGGAATTGGGTTTACTCGATAAAAAACGCGCAGCCATGAGGCTCAATCCAGAGATGACCGAAAAGGAAATCGACGAATTGTTGGCCGATGCCTTGGCCGATCGAACTATTTTAATGGACGGTGAAGAAGGAGATCCAAAGTTTAAATCAGATAGTAAAATAGGAATTAGCAAAGTCATTTTCAACATATCGGTATCGATAGGTGGAACAATATTGCTCAGTGATCTATTAGTATAGATCCCGGGGATTTTTAAGAAGAAATTAAATCCATCGATCATTC